ACAATCGAATTCCAGATGCTCGAAACTACGGACATGACCGTGTTCATTGCCGTAGTTACGGCGTTCACGATATTGTTCCATGCTTCGGAGACGAATTGTACGATCGGTGCGAGGAACGCGGTTACAGCTTGGACTATCTGGTTCCAGATGTCGCTAATGGTCTGTACGATCGGTGCGAGGAACGCAGTTACAGATGCTACGATTTGGTTCCAGACGTCGGTGACTATCTGCACGAGACCATTCCAGGCGTTGGTGAAGAATTCCACGACGGGGGTCATGAGAGCAACGATGCCTTCGTAGAGCAGAATTCCTATCGCGACAATGGCGATGAGGAAGTTTTGCCCTACATCTGTAAGGAACTGCACGAGACCATTCCAGGCATTTACGAATGCATCTACGATCGGCGTGAGGAAATTGGTTACACCTTCAACTATGCTCGCCCATATTTCGGTGACGAATTGTGAGACTGTGTTCCAGGCGTTCGTCCAGTTTGTTGTTAGCGCCTCCATGTAGGCGTTGAATAGATCAACGATGCCGTTCCAGAGGCCGGTGAAAAATTGAACGATGCCGTCCCATACAGTCGTTGCGATGGATACGATGTTGTTCCAGACGTCCGTTAGGAAGCTGACGATGTTGTTCCATGCATCTGTTGTGAACTGCACAATTTCGTTCCAGTGGGTGACAACGAAGATGACAACGGCTACTACGACGGCGATGATAGCTGCGATTGCGACAGCGATACCGCCGCCGATTGCGACAGCTGCGGCTCCGAAAACACCCACGAGCGCGGCAATAGCCTCGACAACCGGGGCGATCGCGACAACAACTTGGATGAGGACTGCGATAATTCCAGCGAATACCGCGACGAGCGTAATAATCGTGGCGACTAGTCCAGGGTTTTCTTTAGCCCAATTCGCAATAGCTTCGACAATCGGTGTGATGACTGGGACGATCGCGTTTAGCGCTGTCACGAGCAGGTTACCGAGGACTGGTATCAGCGGTGTTATTGCTTGGAGAATCTGTGTGAACAGGGGTGCGAGCTGCTTGATAGCTTCGCCTACAACAGGGCCAAGCGTTGCCGCCATCTGCCCAAATGCTTCACCAAGCGCGCCTACTACCGGGGCGAGCGCGGGGAGAGCTTGTCCTAGCCCGTCTGCTCCGGTTTTGATTCCGTCGAACAGCGCTTTTATTCCGTTTGATACGGCTGGGTCGGCTAGTAGCTTGCCGAGTCCGTCGGCGAGGGAGCTAATAGCTGAGCCTGCGCTTTCCATTGCATGGCCTAGCGAATCGCCTAGTGAAG